GGATCAGTTGTAACATTAGTGGGCAGTCGTCCAAGAGCGACATTATCAAAGTTAAGTGAGTGCCTGTCAAATGTAGAAAGTTCATATTCCTCGGTCATACTTAGACAGTTGGTTGGACAGTATTCTACACAGTTACCGCAGAATATGCAAGCCCCAAAGTCTATTGAATAGTTTCTTAGTTCTTTTTTCTTTGCTTCCTTGTTCATCACCCAGTCAACGACTGGTAGATTGATAGGACATACTCTAACACATACCTCACATGCAATACACTTATCCATTTCAAAGTGTATGCGTCCACGATACCTTTCAGATGGTATGAGTTTCTCATAAGGATACTGTATAGTAACAGGTCTCCTACCCATGTGATCAAAGGTTACCTGTAAACCCTGCAACATATACTTTGCAGTGTCCTTGATCTCCTTTAGATAGTTAAAGATTGCTTTCATCTTCCTATAATACCAATAGAAAAGGGAACCGTCAAGGTTCCCTGATCCATCTCGAACTCAATTATATTTATTCTTTTTTTAATCGGATAACAATCTGATCGTTTTTATAATCTGCTTTAAATTCTAATTCTTTTTCTGGATCCCAACAGAGTTCCTCATATAAGGCATTGAGAGTTTCCATGTCTTGATAAAGATCTGTAGGCATGTTGTTCATTGAAAGAAATATTTAGAATAGATTTTATATGTACAATCGTATTGGTTGTAACATTATATCAATCCTAACGATCCTGCTGTGATACCAACACACATAAAAAATCCAAACTCTACGAGTTCTCTAGAGCCTGGAGGTATAGAAGTTAATAGTAGTGCTAGAGGGATCACTGTAATACAACTGAAAAGACGTTAGCGTATGCTGTTGCTGCTAAAACGCAACCGAAAACTATGAGAGGCATGTTAAGTTCCTTGATATACTGGTGACATTACTCCACCATCTTCGTCATCATCGTCATCATCTGAAGCAGCACGAAGGAACAATTCGATTCCTACTAGCAATCCTACAGGGTAAAAACACCATAGGATTGCTTGAAATGCTGAGATATCGTTTGTTGATACGATTAAATCGGACATTGATGTGTTGAAATAAAGATTTGTTACGAATAGGTATTTATACTTTAAGTAATTGCACCGACCAGAGATGCTGCCATAGCAGAAATTACTAGCCAAGGTAGGTTAATTGCTACAAGTAGTTTTACTAGGGTAGATCTCTTGATCGTGAACAATGTACAAGTCATTATACGTATGCCACTGAGGGTGCGTATACAACTGTTGCTGAAACTATTCCTAAGAATAGAGTTTGGACGAGGACTTTCATCTGTTTAAAGGTGAGTTAAAGTATGCTTTGTTCACAGTATAAAGTGTGAAGAGTGCGACTGCAATACCAGCAAACCCTACAAGAAGGATGGGTGATGCTGGTATATCATAAGTTGGGACGTTCATTAAACGAAACCTGGAATAATCTGACCTGATAGTGAGTAGGACACGATGAGTGCTCCACATCCAACGATGGCAAAGATGCCATTCCATTTCTCAGCGATAGAGAAATCGACTTTCTCTTCTGTCTTTGGTGTTTGCTTTGTCATTAGATAATACCAGGAATAAGGTTGCCAGTTGTTGCATATGATGCACAGAGTACAAGGAATCCGATCATTGCTGCACGTCCGTTTGCTCTGAGGAAGATTTGCTTATTTGTCATTAGAAAATACCTGGAATGATTTGTCCTGTTGTTGCATAAGCACCTAGTGCTGCTACAAATCCTAGCATGGCCATCCAGCCATTAAACTTTTCTGCTTCTGGTGTCATTGTGTTGCTCCTTTTTTGATTAGTAGGGGTAAAAGTGACTCGCTATTGCGAGTGGTGTAAAGACCTTTTGTCTTAAAATATGCCTGGTATAACCCAGCCAGTGAAACCGTAATTGATTACGGCAATGAAGAAACCCATCATCGCTAGGCGACCATTGGTTTGTTCTGCATTCTTCCAGTAGTTCATTTAAAATACACCTGGAATGATTTGACCTGTTGTTACGTATGCACCGATGAGTGCTACGAAACCGATCATTGCCCAACGACCATTAGTTTTCTCCGCATTAGGAGCATAACCTTCGTAGTTCTCTACGATTACTGGTTGCACTTCGGCAGCAAACATATTCTGCTTGCCATACTCAGTAACAGTGTATTTTTTAGCAGTTGTTGAAGTCATAGTGCTTTGTTAAGTAATGTTACATAATTATATAGCAATTGTAAAGTTTTGTCAACTGTTCTTTTGTACGGTCTTACAGACAAAAAAAAGGAGGTCTAATGACCTCCATAAAAGATGCTTATGTGTGTCTGCCATTCAGCCAACACCATCTAGTTTAAAGTCTATTGGGAAAGACTAGAGAACTATTCTCTCATCATCTTCATGTTCAGGAACTGTGACAGTATCAGTACCTGTATTAAAAGTAATGATATCATCACCTGATTGTGTTGGCATCGTAAAGTCTATAGGTTGTGATCCATCATATGCTAGATCATTCACTGTAAAATTAACACCAGTAATATTGTCAGTATCGATATTAAAACTTATTGTATCCTGATCAAGTTGTTTTGAAATTGCTTTGATACCTTGATAGTGTTTCCAGATCTCACTCTGAGTACTTGCATCAACGTTGTTTTCCATAGCATCCTTGACACAATTTTCAAGTGCTTGGATTGCTGTTAGATAGGGGTTCATGTGATTAATTTTGATAGTTCGGTCAACTACTCTGTGATTATAGCAGAGACTCTAAAGAGCGTCAACTATTTATGTGTCGGTAGTGAAATAATCCTTTCGCATGTACCTACCTAGTATATTACTATTGTAGTATGCTGGTTGACCATCGTCAGTAGATTCAGTCAGTACATTATTTAAAAATAATTGTCGTGTCTCTTCGTAGTTTACTTTACCAAGAGTAGTGTGTAAAGATATTATTTCTCGTTTGAAACAGGAGTTCCCAAGTAACTTTCGATCTCTTTTAAGTTCTTCAGAGCTTCCGTAGTACTTTTTCCAGTCACTCTCAGACGTAACCCTTCTCTTACCACCTCTAGGTTTACGACGTTGTGTAAAGTACTTTCTCCCGATGTATTGCTTACCCGATTGCAGATTTGTAATACGGTAGACGAAACCGAAGAAAGAGTTAATGTCGTCAGAAGTAAAAGTTGTACCCTGATAGGTCCAGGGGTTCTCATAACTTCCCTCAGAAGTTTCTGTATCTTTTTCATTAGTCGCACTCTCCGTCTTCATCATTAATTTGGGTGTAGGATTTTATTCCATCACCCTTATCTATATGATAAGCAGAAGTGTCCGAATAAACTTCCGACTTTAAGTTTGAGAGTGCGATCTCTATGTCATTGATTAGTGTTTTTAAATTTCTTTTTTCCATTACTCCCAGTACTCATCTAAGTGTTCTAATACATTGAGCAGTACCCTTTGTGCTGCTCCTCGTTGTTTGTCATCCCATTCAGGATACCAACCATTGTCTAACCCAGTCTTCATCTTCATGATATGGGCTACCATCGTTACCTTATTCACACGACCATTCACTTAACCGCCCACCAGTTTTTGCCAGTCTTGGTCGAACTTCTCTAACCCCTTGTCAGTAAGAACGTGTTTATAGAGTTGATAAAAAATGGGAACCGAAATAGTACATATATCAGCTCCCACTCTAAAAGCATCGGTGACCTGAATAGGTTCTCTGATAGAAGCGGCAAGAACTTCTGTTTTGATTTGGTGAGTAGCGAATACATCTGCAATCTCCTCAATAAGGTGTCTTCCATCCCAGTGTTGATCATATACACGTCCAACAAAAGGAGAAACATAAGTTGCTCCTGCTTTTGCTGCTAGTATTGCTTGTGCTGCTGAGAATATTAGTGTTACGTTAACATGAACGTCTTCGTCTGTCAGTTCCTTACATGCTTTTAGTCCTTCAACTGTGCAAGGAACTTTGATTGTAATGTTTGGTCCGATCTCCAGATACTCTTCTGCCATTTTAAGCATTTCTTCAGCAGTGTCTCCAACTACTTCAGCAGATACTGAGGCATGAAAAGGAAAGATCTCTGAGATCTTTTTAATTACTTGCTTAGGATCATCTCCTGCTTTCAGCATCAGAGTAGGATTTGTAGTAACTCCATCGATTAATCCTGTCTCAAATGCAGATGCAATAAGGTCTGGGTCAGAACAGTCCAGAAAGATTTTCATGACTCTCCTGTATAGGTTATAGTATATATTATCACATAAAAAAGAGGGGTGCAACCCCTCTCAGTATTTCAACACATTAGAAATTCTAATGCTATTAAGCAGCAGCAAGTTCCTTTTCGAACTTGACACCACGGTAAGTCAATTCAGACTTAGTTGGTTTCGCTTGCTTACGCTCGTTAGTGTCGTACTTGACACCACGGTATGTGACTTGTGCCATTGGGTTTCTCCAAAGTAGTAGGGATTTTAGCCCCGTTCCTTCAGTCAACTTTTGCGTCCCATATACAATCTAGTCCTACTGCTTCCGTAAGATGTACTTGGTACATCTCCACTATCTCTTGTCTGGTTTCATCACTGAGATTTCTCTCAGTCTGAGCACGATCTACCAGTTTTGATACATCGGCACAAGTTAATGCAGCAGCAATTAAAAATTCCATAGGATGAACGTGTCCGTTCCGAGTCGGCTTACTTGCGTCCCTTCTGGGATGAACGTATTGTCATGATAACACGACATAACTATTTAGTCAAGTACCTCTTTATTTTGATGTTCATACTGTTACTGAATAAAAGGTGTACTTAAGAAATAATTCTTCACCTTTCTTAATTTGTTTGATAGTCTTCATGTGGTAAATCTTACCCCAATCCTCTTCTTCATACCATTTCACACAATTAGGATCTTCACTATGATTTACGAATCCACCTAAAGGAGTTCTCATAATATCTTCATCCACCACAACATGAGAGATACCAAGGTACATCATAGCATCGATATCTTCCTTAGCAAATAGTCCTTGTCCTGAGACAGAACTATCTTTAACATGTAATTCAGGTGGAAGTGCTCTATACATTAAAAACTAGACTCATCTGTACCTTGTCTTTGTGCCCACATTTGACGTTCCATCTCCCACATTGCTTCTGCTGTGCCTGAAGGTAGTTCTTCTTGTCCTGCCTTGTCTAGTAACCTATGATATTCATCAGCACTATCAATGATTGCTTTTTTAAGTTCTTCTAGATCCCACTCTGGATCAGAGGGAGAACCCTGCAAAGGAGTCGGACTTGACATCTTGTTTGATTCCTCCAACGACATAACTTTCAATCTCCGTTTCTTGTGGTGCGTTTTGTTGACCCTTAGAGTTGAGCCAATGCTCAGTCCAAGGTAGTGGATTATTTCTAAGAGGTTGATCGTATATAGGTTTCAATCCTATTGCTTTCATCCTCCTGTTAGCAATCCACTCAACATAATTGTGTAATAATCTATCATTCAACCCTATCATACTACCATTTTTAAAGAGATAATTAGCCCATTGCTTCTCTTCATCTACACATTTCTTAAACATTTGTGTAACAGTTTCTTGTTCTTCCTCTGCTATCTCTTTCATTTCTGGATCATCCTTTCCTTCAATCCAGTTCTTCATTATTTGTTGGGTGAGGACAAGGTGTTGCGATTCATCTCTAGCGATGAGGGATAGAATTTTTGCTGACCCTTCCATAAGCTTAAGTTCACCAAATGCAAAACTGCAAGCGAAACTAACATAAAAACGTATACCTTCGAGAATGTTGACATTTGCTACAGCTTTATACAAGTATTTTTTAAGGTCTCTTCTTGTCCATTCTGAATTAGGATGTTCTTTCCAATCAGGTTTCCAAGTATTACTTTGATCATACTCATGTGCATAGTTTATAAAATCATCATATGATTTAGTAACAGACTCTGCTCTTGATAGTATATTATTATCCTCTAAAATAGTATCAAATACATCTGATGGATCTGAATATACATTCTTAATAATATATGTATAGGAACGACTGTGAATCATTTCCATAAACTGCCACACAGTCATACATGCTTCTAACTCAGGTAGAGAACAGTAAGGAATAAAAGCCATACCAGGAGCACGACCTTGTACAGAATCCAACATGATCTGATACTTAAGGTTGCTGGTAAAGATGTGTCTCTGTTGTTCTGTGAGTTGTCCATAGTCTGCTCTGTCTTTCTGGAGTGATACCTCTTCTGGTCTCCAGAAATATCCTAGTTGTTGTTGTGTCAGTCGATCAAATGTGGGAAACCTATAATTATCATAGCGTTGAACACTCAGGGGTGCTCCAAAAAACATGAATTGTTTTGATGTGTCAACTGCCTTCTTATTAAAGACTGTCATACCAGAAATTTCTTTAGACTGCACAACTGTCACAGGTTTCCTCCTCGTTAGAATTTAATATATCAT